AGGTTGATCGAGGACGCGCTTAAATGGCCAATGCCAAACTTTTCAAAGCCGTTCATTTTGTGTCTTCGCCTGTTCTAAAAGAATATCAGCCAGCTGTTGAACCTCGCATGCGCGCATCAACAATTCGTCGTGCAGAAGGTTATTTTGAACCTCTTGATTGACTTTTTGCTGGATTAATTGGGCCACGCGCTTAATGCGCTTTGCGACTTCGCCGCTCATGTCAGTAAGCTCAAACTGACATATAAACTGACAAAAAGGGCGATTGCGCCGATTGTGTCCTTCAACATTGTTTTTTTACACATTTCCACATCTTTCATTTTATTTCACCTTTTGATTACACCTATTTACATTTTATCGTCAATATGTATTTTACCAATCAGGCAAGAACTGGAAATAAGTAAAAAGAAAAGTGCGTATCAAAAATCGTACAAAAATTAGGCAGCTACATGACGCTAAAAGAATATTTGGATTTATCGAAAAGCCGGCAGCGCGATTTTGTGGAGCTAACCGGCTTTGCACCTGGCACTGTAAGCCGCTGGCTTTCTGGCGATCGAGTGCCGAGCAGATCCGCGATCGTTCGCATTCAAGATGTAACGAAGGGCGCAGTCACCTTTGCTGATTGGATGCAGCGCGATGACTGACCTGGAAACAATCGAGCGGCTCCAAAATGAGCTATCAAAAAAGAACGAGCAGCTGACCGAAATGTTTGGCCGCACAAATGACATGCGCAAAAAGATCAAACGTCAGCGCCTAGAAAATGGGCGCTTAAACCAAAGTCTGTCTGAAGTCATGGCGCACAACCTTGAGTTAGAGGAAAAAATTAAATGGATGACGGGTGGCTAATAGAGGCTGACGCCTGCGCTCGCTGCGACGATGGCGAGGTTTGCTCTGACTGCCAGGATGAGGATTACGCCGGCGATTGGCGAGAATACGGGGGATATGGTGACGATGACTGATGTCGTTTTCGTAGCAATGCTGACTTTTGCTAGCTTTGATGATTGCGTGTCACACGCGCATCAGAACAAGGCATATGAGCGCCTGCCAGAGCAGTGTGTGCGGGTGGCTATCCCAATGCCATCCCTGGCGCCTCTCTACACCATACGGCCCTTAAAGCGGCCGGAGCCGGCCAATGGTTGATGGGAACAAAAAAGGCAAAACTTTCGAGCGAAAGATATGTCAGGATTTCACGCTGCTATTTGGCATGTCGATGACGTTTAAGAGAGATATAGAGCAATATCGGCAGGGCGACCTTGGAGATGTTATTTGCTCAGATCCAGAGTTCCCGTTCATCGTTGAGTGCAAGCGATATGCCAAGGGCAATGGCCCACAGCCGGCATGGATCAGACAAGCTCAGAAGGCCGCTGACCAGGCAAAGAAGCATTGGGCAGTCGTTTATCAATACGACCGCAAACCGGTGCGTGTGGCTGTCTCTCTGGCCGCTCTGGCTGATGCAATGGGCAACGAGGATTTTCACAAAGAAACGATCTGGGAAAGCGACCTTGAAGGCTTTGCAGAAATTGTGCGCGAGATTATGGCGCGCGTGAACGAAAAAAGACAGCTGGAGAGCATCTATGACCGAACAATCGGCGTTTGATCGATTTGAGCAGAAGGCTGCGCGCGTAGCGCCGGCCCTGGAAGCCTTGGATTTTATTTGCGGCGACCGTGAGGACGATTACGGTGGCCTGGAAAACTTTACGCGCCTGTCGGAGCGTTGGAGCCAAATTTTTGGCCGACAGGTTGAGCCGTGGGAAATCTGTTTATTGATGATGGATCTCAAGCTCAGCCGCCTGATCAACCAGTACAAGCGCGATAGTGTCGTAGACATCATCGGCTACGCTTGTCTGTTAGTCGAGCTTTACGATGATGCAAACAAAGGACCAAATAGTCTCTCTGACGAACCAGATCGAGGCGCTGAAGCGCACCCGATCAAAGCTGATTGAGCAGCTTTATGCTGAGCAGCTACGCCCCCTGGTCGATGTTGAGAATAGCCGAATGCGCCGCAACATGTCTGTCTACTACGACGACCCAGAAGGTCATGTTTCAGAGAGCGCCAGGGGCAAGCAGGACAACATCGTTGATGCGGTGAAAAAGCTTGGCGTGTGCAGCTGCCATGACATCAGTTTGGAGACAAAAATCAGCAACCGATCGGTCCAGGCTGCGATCGGTGACCTGGTGAGAAAGAAGCGCCTGGTGCGGCTCCCAACCGGACCAGGACACATAAAAAAATACAGACTTCCAAAGCTAAGAGAGGTCGAAAAAAAGGAGCTATAATGTCGGCAGCAACTAAGTGGCTTGAGCTAGCGAAGGTCGAGCGGCAACGCGCGCGTGAGCGTGATGGTACATCCGAAAAGCTGAAGCAAAACACGCCAGGCTATTTTAAGCAGGGGGGGCGCGAGATGATCGATACGACCAAAGAGATCATTCACATGGCGCGCCAGGGCAAGGACGCAGAGCAGATCATCAAGCGCATGAGTTTTAAGGGAATGAACCGCAAGCGCGTTATCGAGGTTATGTACCGATACAAGAGCCGGATCGAGGCACCAGAGTGAACATCAAGACAAACGAAAAGGCGCTCGATGCAATCCGGCTGTTAGAGAAAGACGGCAGGAAGGTTTATAAGGTTGTCCTCGACGGCAAGAAAATCGAGCTTGTACTAGACAAGGGCGCCATCGATGATGACGCCCCTGGAGAAATTGATTGGTCGTAAAAGGTCGCGTTACGCCGCCTTATTCATAGCCTTGATCGCGTCACCGGCGCGCCGCCGCTGCGCAGCGGCCTTGCAGTAGTGGCGCACCATTTCAGCGGAGCCGTGACCGGTGATCGCCATGATCAACTCATCGGACAGCCCCTCTTCAGCCAAGCGGTGCGCGCAAGTGTGGCGCAGATCGTGCAATGTCTTTTTGACGCCGATCTTATCGCGCACCTTGCGCATCGGCAGCTGAACAGAAGTCTTGTGCAGCTTTTCATTCGGGCGCGCAGTATTTACGACAATGAAATCTGATCCGCGCTGATCGATTTGGTTGTTCAGCCGCTGGATCATTTCCTGGAGCCGATCGGTGAAGGGGATGAAAACATGGGCGCCGGTCTTTTGCTGATCGACAGCAATGCCATAACCGGCGATTGGATCGTTTGTTACCTGTGACCAGCGCATAGACAAAACATCATCGAGGCGCTGGCCGGTGTTTAAGCATAATTCCAGGATCAATGAGCAGCGCGGATCTGCATGCTCGTGGAACGCGGCGATTTCTTCGTCGGTCCAGGGCACGCGCATCTCTGTCGTTGTCTCTACTTTGGCGACATCCTTTGCAGGGTTGAAATCGATCCAACCTAAGTCGAGCGCATATTCTAACAGCACCTTCATCACAGCGAGCGTTTTATTTGCGGTCGCTGGCTGTTCCTTGCGCGCCTGGCGCAGCGCAATGATATCCTTGCGCGTAATCTTTTTGACCTGGATATTTTCGCACCGCTCAAGCAGCCATTTTGTTTTTGAGCGATAGTCGCTGGCGGTGTTGCTGGCGAGCTTCTTGTACTTTTCAGACGCAAAATAAGCCAACGACAATTCACCCATCGTTTGTTTGCTTGGCCCCGTAATTTCGTTTTTTAAGCACGCAAGGTACAACTCATAAAATTCAGTTGTTGATGGATCGTTTGGAAGTGGGCACAAGTTGCCGTCCTTTATGAAGTACAAATAATCTTTCTTTTTCATATACACATATGGTGGCAGAACGTGACCTTTAAATTTGCGAGCTTTCATAACTTTCCTCCCTGGTAACTTATCTGAAGATAGGCTGTGCAGATAATTATTTCAAGGCTGTTTTTTGAAACTGCAATTGAAACTATTGGTGTTATTTTTATTTAATTGTTTAAAAACAATAGCTTAAAATTAACCCTACAGCATCGCTGATTATATAGTTATTTAATTATTTCAATTACTTAAGGGAAAAAGTTTCAAAAAAATAGAGGTTTTTCTGGACTATTTTTTGAAACTCTGAACATAACGTTAAATAAAGTAAAGTTTCCGTAGGGGAAAGTGATGGACGTAAAGAAGGAACGTGAAAAAAGAGGCATGTCACAGGCCCAGCTAGCTGAGCTTGCCGGTATATCAGCGACTGTCTTATCGCGGGTCGAAAACTTTGATGTCGTGCCTCAAGCCAAAACTCTTTTTAAAATTAAACAAGCGTTTGGTGAACCGACAAACGCGCAAACCTCTCACTGCCAGGTCGAGGACTTAGAAACCGCAGAAATGTTTCAGTACGATCGAGGCTTTATGATGGGTTGGACAAACCTGGCGCGTATTGCGTGCAATTCTAGTCGCAATGAGCCCTTTGCTCAAAAAGGTGACAGTTTGTTTTTTGACAAAGATCAAACCGATCCGCGCATTGAGGGGTACTACCTGTTTCGCTTTGAAAAAGATTGGGCGATGTTTTACTCCCACCCAGACATTCAAGCCGGCGATCGGGTGTGGCTATCATGTCTAAACCCAACAATCGATAACATGGGGTGGTTTGAAGCTGACGATCTTGAGGTTGTCGGCGCTCTGGTGCACATCGGTCGTAACGTACAGCAAAAAAAGAATACGTTTTAGCGTATCTGTTGCTGCGCTTCTTGGAGCCCGACCAGGATGCCAGGCACGCTAGCTGTCGGGGCTTTCTCTCCTGGCCGCATGGTGCGCTTAAAATATTCCTGGGCAACATTGCTCTGCAACGCTTTGTTGCGCGCCACAGGAGCGGCAAACATACCAGCCAGTGCCGCTGGCAAGGGTAATCCCGTTGCGGTAGCTGCGCTGGCAGCTGCTCCCATAGTCAACATTGGACCCAAAGATGCCTTCAATGTATTCGCCGTTCCACTTGGGTTTCCGGCTCCTGTTAAAACATCATTTGCGGCTCGATATAAATCAGAGAATGTATCACGCCCGTAGACATAAGATTGCGCGTCCTTTTTCCGTGCTGCATTAGCGAGCGCAGCCGGTGAAATATTAAACGCAGTATCTTTGTTTCTTTTCGCCGCGTCCTCTAGCACCATCAGATCGCTATAGCCTTTACGAACATCTCGATACAAAGCGATATCTTCAGTGTTACGGCCCTTGGCGATCTGCTTGCCCATTGCGTCCTCAAGCGCGCGGATCACTTTTACGGCCGCGCCTTTGGTGATGCCATCTTTAGTTGTTAGCTCGCTTAGATCGCTTCTGATGCGCTGAAACTCAGCACCTCGCAGTTGACCCGCGCCGGCTAAATTAACCATCTCTTCAGCCAGCTTTTCAAAGTATGGAGATTTTTCGCTGGTGCTAAGTTTCTTTTTGTAATCTTGAGCAACCTCAAAAACTTCCTCAAACAATTCAGTCGTGATCGGAACAGAATTGCGCGCAGCCAACTCATCCATCGTGTCGGTCAGCGTTGTGCGCAGCCTTTGCATTTTTTCCTGGGGCATCATGCCAGGCTCAAACTGAACCCGATCCCGAAATGATGGCGGGATAGCTTGCGTGATAGCAGCGTCAGTAAATTGATCGACTGCGCCCTGGCGCTTAGCGCGCCCAGACCGCGTTTGCTCTTCTGCAAACGCCAAGGTGGGCTGTCCAGTGGCTTGACCAGCTGTTGGCTCGATGCCAGCTTTTCTCAGCGTGTCTACGGCCTCTAATCGGCTAGGATCGACCTTGCCGCCGGCCAGGGCGTTCTCTGCGACATCTAGCGCCTTCCCGCCAACCATCAGCCCTGCTATTTGCGCCGGCGTTTCCAAGATAGACCCCTCAAACGCCTCTTTGCCACCCTCTGACAAAAGCGTTGGTGCAAGCACTTGCTGCGCCATTTTCCGCGCTCCACCAGCGCCACCGGAAGCAGCCAATTCTGATCCGGTTTTTAAGTAACGACCAGCGCGCGTTTGCGGCTGAAAGTTTGGGTCTGTGCCGGCCAAAAATGGTGGTAGCTTTTCACGCACCTGGTTAATCGCAGCTGTTGCTTCTGGAAAGCCAAATGCGCGATTATCGGCATCACGGCTTCCCAGGCCCAGCTGGTCCATTCCCATCTCGACAGTGTTTGTAAGCGCGCCAGGAAGGCCGATGATGCCAGCTAGGGCGCTGTTAGCCCCCGAACCTATAGCCTTGCTCAGATCCTCAAATATGTTCGTGTCAGGCGCGTCTGGATCGTCTATGCCCGTGACCGTAACATCAACACCGTCTCTTTTCATCGCCGCAATATATTTGCTGGCAAACTCTTCATCTGACATCGCTTGAACGCGCTCAGTCTGATATTTTGGGCGCTTGCGTAGCTCGCGTATTGAAATTTCCATTATCCTAAATCCGGTTCAAAGCTTGGCATTTCTAAGGCTGGTCGGTCACCCCTGGAGATCATTAATTGCAATTCCTCTTCCAGACGTAACACCTGTGACTGCAAGTCTAATAAATATTGCTCTAGCGCATTTCTGTAGGCTGGTGGATCTAACTGTCTATTGACATTAGACAAAGCTTCGGTGGCTTTTTGCCCTTCAATTTCTGTAATTTGACCGCCACCTTTCAATCCAGCGAAAGCTGCTAAAAAGATTTTTCCGGCTAGCTGGTTGTGCAAAGTTATAAATTCTTTTGCTGGATTGTCTTGCTTAAAGCTCGTTATTGGCTTTAAGCCGCTTATTGATCCTATTGCCGCTGCCATGCCTGGGTGGTTGTATAGCTTGGCAATTAATGCCTTCGAGCTATTAAACATATTGGAAACGCCTTGAATGGCCGCGCGCTGGTCTACAATTTGAGTTCCTTCGCCTTTGCCTTCTGCCTTTGCTTTTTCCTTGGCTCCAGCTTGATCATTGTCGAATGCCTTTTCAGCTGCGATAGCTGTTTGAATTTCAGCAGGGTCAGTAATTTCAACACCGTTATTAAAATACTTTATCGCACCGTTTTTGTATGTATTTACTGTCAATCCACGGCCAATATCTTTTGTGCTTTGTAACGCCATTTCAGACACTTTTCCCTGGTAATAAATCCCAAGAAGCTGACCGGCATTTCCACCGGCCTCGATCATATCAGCTATTCGACCCGCCTCTTTATCGCCCTTAGCTTCTCTTTCCCGCAAAATTTCGATTGATCTATTCCGATCGACCTTACCGACATTGCTGCGCGCCGCTGCGTTCTGCGCCGTGATGTAGCTTTGAATTAAGCCTGGACCATCTCCACCAGCGCCCAGGGCAGCGACATATGCATCAGCGCCTGGCTTGCCCTGGAAAAATTCCATTGCCGCATCACGCCCCATTTGCTGTTGGCGCAGCGCCTGGCGATTTTGAATTGACGTTGCTAAGCCAGCATCCGGCCGCATGCGCAGCTGGTTAAAGCCCAGCGCAAGCCGGTCCATGTTTTCTGGCTTTAGTAAGTTGCTTAAAATTCCGCTCATCTATCTGCCTCTACCCATGCCGCCCATAGCGTTTGCTCCCGCCGTCAGATAATCAAAAATCCCAGGATTGTATGTGCTAGACCCAGTGGTTGATCCTGTGGTCGTGCCGCTTGTCGAGCTTGTCATTGGCGCGGCGCCGACAGCTGCAAGCGGCAGCTGAAGCATATTTGCGCCATATCCGGTGATGCCGCCATATTGCTGATTTGCAGCATTGATTAATTGCTGGATAAGATTTTGCTGTTGATTGCCGACATTCGCCAGGTTGTTGTTAAGGGTCTGATCATAATTAAACCCTTGCTGGCTGAGCCCGCTCAGCTGATTGGCTGCATTTAAAACAGCATTTTGCTGGTTAAACTGATTGCCAATATCGTATTGCGCCATGTTCTGCGCGTTTTGAAACCCAGCCATATTTTGCTGCGCGATCATTTGGTTTGCCTGGCGCTGAAATTCTGCGTTTGTTTGAGCCTCTGCCACGCCCTGCCTGGAGCCACCAAACGCGCCGGCGTTATCCGCTTGCGCGCCGACATTATTAAGAGCCATTTGATTGGCGCGGTTCATCGAAGCCAGGTTATTGTCGATCACCTGTTGCTGGTAAGGATTTTGATATTGCGTCAGATCCGCGCCAGCGATCGTGCCAGGCTGAAAGTTCATCGCATTATTGGTAGCATTTACCGCCGAATTATAAGTATTTGCAGCGGTTGTTCCGACAGCCTGACCAGGCTGAACCATCGCGGGATTTGCTGAGTTGCTCATGTGATCCTCAAATCTTGGTATTCATCTAGTAGCGAATTTAGAATGCCTGGGCTGATCGGCGCGAATGGGCCAGACGTTGGCTGCTCACCGGTGACGGGGTCCATATACATGCCGGTCATTGCATCAAATTGGCCTGGCGCTTTTGCCTCTAATTCAGCCATCATATTATCGACCACCGGTGCAGCGGAGTAACCCATTACACCGCCGCCAAAATCTGTGGCTTCCGGCATGCCGGCCATTATGTCAGAGGGCACGCCCATGCCGAAAGCATTCGCCGTGTCAGCCGTATTTTGGAACGATGCAACTTGCGTTGGATTAAACGCAGCGACCGTGGGCCCATAATTTCTAATCGGGCCCATGCCGCTGATAGCATCTGCCTTTAAGATGTTGTTGATGCCCAAACCCTCAGAGAACGGTGGAACCCTATTTACGGCTTCACTTGTTCCCGTTTGATTTGATGTCTGTTGTGTTTGACCGCCCTTACCGCCACTCATTTAAAAATCCAATCCTACTGTGCTTTGTATTTCTTTCCAGCCGTATTGCTTAAACGCGCGCACCCATCCGCGCCGGCCATTGATCGAGGCGCCATCGCACCCGCTGTCTTTAGCCCACTTAATGATGTCCTGGTGCATGTCGGCCAGTTCGTCCAATTCACCGGCGCCCAGGAACACATTAAGGATCTTTCTTTTTGGATATATCACGACTTCTGTAACCAGGCACCCTTTGGCGCGAGGCCAAAGTTGCATGTGCCCAGAATATACTCCATCGACTATATCCCAAAAATCATGCGTGCCCTCGCCCTTGGCCAAAGCAGCCTCGATCCAATCCTTGCAGCGACCTAATTCCGCGTGCCTCACCATGCGCTGAGCCCCACCCGCTTCCAGATCGCCGTCGATCCATCGTGAGATCCGGTGCAAACATAAATGTAATTTGCATCCCAGCTGACCATGCCAGCGACATCACCGGCCGATCCGGTGTTTGCGCCTGGTACAGCTTGCTTGGTCGCTACCTGGCGAAACGCATCATCGAGACTGACAACGACATATTTATTGCCGGCATCCCACAATATCACGCCGTCCTCAGACGGGTTGTCGCTGGCCGTTTTAAAGCCAAGCTTTGCCAGGTTGGTTTGCAGGAATGAGGTTAGCTGTAAGCCCCACTGAGTGAGGTCAAAGCCGATTGGTGGTAGGTTGGGTGATGGCATTATCTTCGCCCCCCTGGCACCATATCCAGGCGCATATTACCAACCCTAAAATCAGCCAAGCGCGCGCCCTCGACGCGCATGCGCAGCTGCCGGCCGGTAAATCGAACCGGCGTAGGATTAGACGTTGTAAATGGACCGTGGCTCGTCTCTGCGTCATTTGGATAAAAACGCGTCTTAAACGTCAGATTTACATCGCCCTGGGTTAGCTCGTCTGGAATGACCTTCGTCACCTTTGCGACTTGCTCCCCAGCGCCAATGCTGATTGGACCGCTTTCTGCAAAGATTGATGAGCTATCTACGTTTAAACCGACCTCATGCTCAAAAATACTGACAGGCCCACCAACAGCAATTGTGTTGCCCATAGCATTGCCATGCACAGTGCAATAATATTTCAAGCTATCTGGCGCATCAGCTGCAACAACGATAGTTACTTTTGCCCCAGCTTGCCCAGCTGTTCCAGTTGTGGTCACGCCGGTTGTGTATGACGCATCTGCGCTTGTCCTAAACGCAAAGGGGTGCCCAGCATTTGATGCGTCCGAAAGATCGAATACATATGTATTGCCCCGCGCAAGGCTTAAAGTCGGAGCAGATCCAGAAATGCCTTCTATTGCGTATTTATTTCCACCATCATTCACAACCGTAACAGTGTAGTTTACGGTTTGTGAATATTCGCCAGACATGAATGGATATCGAAAAACACCGCGCTGAACGCCGCTTGTCCTCGATAGATTGCCGATCAGCCAATGGCCTTCTTTGTAGTCAAGCGCGACATAACGATCGATTTCGTTTGCACCGCCAGAGCAATAAAACCACCAAACTTCGCCATATTGGCCGTTTGCAAAAGACCAAATTTTTGATTGTTGAGAGGTGTTGATATCACCAAAAACATAATCGTGAACATCGCAGGGGATCTCTTGCACGCGGTTGCCGTCAAAGCGGAAGAAACCCTTTTGACCCATCCAGAATACACCCTCATCAACATCAGATGCAGCCTTGCGTGAAATAGCGCCGCACGATGTGCCGCCAACGCGCTGGAACCCGTAAACATAGGGTGGCCCCAGATAGCGCGCCGTATGGGCTGATGTGTCGGTTAAGATAAGCGTCTGGCCGCGCGTTCTTATGCCCTGCATGATTTGGCCGGCATCAGCTAATTCAATATCACCGGCTTCATTGGTTGCTGCCGCTGTCCAGACTGTATTTGCCTCACGATCGCACCAGCTGATTTTCCTGGGGTTTCCTCCAGATCCAAGCGCAAAAATAAATCGTTCTTCTGTAACGACTAGCCCCAGGTTGTTAATCGGAGCGTTTGTTATTGGCGCGGCGTCTGCACTCGATCCCAACTGCCACTCCAGCAAGCGGCCGTCGTCTTTATTGCAAGCTACCAAAAATTGGCCAAAATTATCGAGCGACCATTGGGTTGCCTCTTGCGGCACTGCATTTGAATTTTGCTGTATTGGTGTGCCATAAAATCCATCACCATAAAATCCATAGCCATAGCCAGTTTCAACAAGCGCGCTTTCTCGACCGGTTGCTAAATCAGAGGGAGTAATGTCAAATAATGTTCCGTTGCCCGTCATCGCAATAAGCTCATTGTATGAGCCAGCGGCAACGTATGCAGTTTGATTGTTGGCTTCCCAGGCGTGCATACCGCGCACGGGATTAGTGCAGAACGATGCTTTTCGTTCTTGCCAGCCGCCGATTGGGCGTAAGCTGTTATCGCGCCACCGCACCAAGCTGCCATCGCGCCACCGCCCAGACTGCTCTAAGTCAGTGCCGTTGCGGTAAAATCCGGCGGGTATATCAAGGGGAATAAGTGTCATACTGCCTCATATATGATTACAAGCTTGCCGCCTGTGCCTGCTCCACCAAGGGATTGGCCTGGAGTATTTTCGCCCCCTGTGAATACTTTTGGGCCAGCCGCGCCACCCGCTGATGGCGAAACCGCCTGTGGACCTGTGATAGTTTCACCCGAATAAAAACTAGCAATAGAAGCCGCAATATCTATGCCGGTGATTGAACCGGCAGCGCCTGGATCTCTAGCACCAGAGCTACTGGTGCCACCTCTACCGCCGCCGCCACCCCCAGCGGTTACGCTGCCATAACTGAAAGTGCTGCTTCCACCACTGCTACCCCTAGTCGCTCTACCGTTAGTACCTGGAGTGTGGCCCGTAGTTGAACCGCCGCCGCCACTGCCTGGAGAAAAAGAAGCGCCGACTAAATCGGTCACATCACTAATGAAAAATCCATGAAGGCCACCAGAGCCGCCAGGGGCACCCGATCCCGTTGCGCCAAACCCAGATGATGAAGCATATATCACGCCACCGCCGCCGCCGCCGCCGCCAGACACTCCAACCCAAGCACCAGCACTTCCGTTTATGTCATTAGCGGAAAGAGTTATCGAGCTAGTAAATGTATCTGAGGTAAGAACCAAAACATTTTGCTTACCACGAAAGTCATCAACCGATATTGTTCCGCTTGTGGGTATGCCAGAAGCAGCGCCATAATATTCTGAGAGCGAAATGGGATTTGAGCCACCAAACTCAGTCTGTATATCGCTAAGGCTTGCTGTTCCAAGAGGTACAGACATGCTTAAATACCCTCTTACAAGCTACCAAAGGCGGTCACATCGCCCGTGACAGTTAAGTTTCCATTAGCATCAATTCTCATTTTATTAACGCCGTTGTAAGCAAAGGTAAGATTTGTTCCGCTTGCAGTTGCTGTCCAGTTTTCTGTTCCACCAGAAACCGTAACCCCTGGAGTGGTAACGGTGCCAGTAAAGGTCGGTGAGGCAAGAGGCGCATAAACGCTACTTAATCCGCTGAACTGCGTCTGAATGTTACTCGTTACGCCATCAACATAATTAAGCTCCGCTGTAGTCGCCGTAACGCCATCCAGAATATTTAACTCTGCCGCTGTTGCTGTAACACCATCAAGAATATTCAACTCAGCGGCGGTCGATGTCACTCCATCCAGAATGTTTAATTCAGCCGCTGTTGATGTAACCCCATCCAGGATATTTAACTCAGCGGCAGTAGACGTTACCGCTGTTCCATTTATTTTCAGCGCGCTTAGATTTGGTTCGACAGTGCCTGTCGTGCCGTTGACCGCATCAACGATGGTGTCGAGCGCAGTATTGGTTAGAGAGCCCCAAGAATTTTCGTTGCCGCCGACAGTCGCTTTTGTGATGCTAATTGCCATGTGATTGCCTCATATTTTTCGTCATAATATAGAATATTTTTGGTTTTTCTCTGCTTGGCGGTTATCGATTGTAAAGCGCATCAGCGCCCCAAATCATAAACGCAATACCGGCGATAAAGATTAAAACGCCGGCCGTTAAACTTAGCCCCCAAAACATCTGATCGCGGCGCCTTGCTTGCTCTTCGAGCGCCTCTTTGTGCCGCTTTCGCGCCTCTGCCATTTCATGCTGCACGACATTCCAAATGCCGTAGATAGAGCAAATTTCGCGCAGCTGGTTCATCGTTTCCTGGTGCGCCAGCTTAGCCTGGGCAATTGCGAACCCCTCTTCCTCACTCGATGTAAGGCGCCCCAGCGGCCCCTTATGCTTTCCGCGCTCTGCCAGGTTTATTTCTGTCTCAAGCTTCGCCAGCTTACCGAAATGGGGGAGCAAGCTGGCAATATCCTTGCCGGCTCCGATCGCCGTTGAAAGACTAGATCCAATCTGAGTTACAGTGGCGGCAAGCGCCATAATTTCGATCATCAAAACGCACTCGTTGAGATTGCTTTTCGGCGATCAAAATCACCTCTCTGGCAGTGCCAGGCTAAGCAGCTTCAGTCCAAGTTTCAGCAGATTTCAGCTGCTCAGTCCAAACTTCGTCTGTGATAGAAACATCACTCCAGTTTTCTGTTAGAGAGGGTACAGATATCCATCCTCTAATTTTTATTTCATTTCCAGATGTTTGGAAAAAACCGGTGGTTGCGACTATACGTTTTACGCTAAATAAAACGGCCGGTGAGCCAGTAATTTGGAAAGATCCATGCTGCGCAGAAATAGATTTGCCGCGTTTAAACTGAACAGTAAATCCAGTTGAAGCAAAAGACCCTACACTGGCGGTTACACTTATAGATATTTTAAGAGATACATCTTGGCCGGTAAGAGCAAACGAAGCAGCATCAGCAGCAAGCCTTGCACCAGCAACAATAGAAACATCTTGCCCTGACGAAGAAAACGAACCAGTACCAGCTGATAGTTTTACAGCCTTATTTAAACCAACAGTCTGCCCCGACAAACTAAACGCGCCTGTCTCAAATATCTCGCCAATAAATACGCCAGCATCTTGGCCCGTCAGAGTAAATGCCCCGACATCAGCAGTCATTCTTATTGTGCGGTTTATCGTAACAGCTTGACCAGTTAATCCAAACGATCCCGCGCCAGCTTCAAGCAATCTAGCAACAGCAAAGTTTGCATCTTGACCGATCGTTGCAAACGAACCAGCACCAGCAGCAATCAACGCACCAGCAGCCAAGCCTACATTCTGACCAGTGAGCGTAAACGATCCTGTGCCGCCACTTACATTAAGCTGCTTGTTAAAATCTACCGCTTGCCCAGATAAACTAAACGATCCTGTGCTTGCTGTAAGCTGCTTACCCGCTGCAATACTTGCCGCTTGACCTGTCAGCGCAAAAGATCCTGCACCGAAATCAACAGACATTGCTTTTGTTATCTGTGTAGTTTGACCAGTAACCGCAAAACTTCCAACTGGTGCAATAAGTCTGTTGCCAAAGTTTGGATCAAGCACAGCAACCTGTCCAGACAAAGCAAAGCTGCCAGCATCTGCTGAGATACGGACAGCCTTATTTAAATTAATGCCTTGACCAGTGAGCGCAAAGCTCCCTGTTCCAAATGACTCGCTAACTCCAAAGTCTACCGCGCTACCAGTGAGGGCAAACGATCCAGTAGCTGCCGCAAACAAGTAAGCATTTTCAAAGTTGGCAGTCTGGCCTGTCAGTGCAAAACTACCTGTGCCACCAGTAACTTTTACTGCTTTATTTAAATCAACTGCCTGACCTGTGGCTGCAAAACTGCCTGTCGCTGCCGACATAACAACAGCTTTATTAAGGCCGACCGTCTGACCAGTAAGCGCAAAGGCTCCTGTCTCAAAAATCTCTCCGATTGAAATGCCAGCGTCTTGCCCAGTCAGCGTAAAGCTGCCTGTTCCACCGCTTACATTCAGAGCCTTAGCAAAGTCAGAAGCTTGACCAGTAAGGGCAAAAGACCCTGCACCACCAGCTAAGTTTACAGCCTTGTTAAGCCCAGCAGTTTGGCCCGTGACTGTAAAGCTGCCTGTTCCCGCTGCAACATTTAACGCTTTAGCAAAGTCAGCAGTCTGCCCTGTCAGAGTAAAAGACCCAACAGCAGCAGCAAGATTGCGACCTACGTTTAGATCCGTAGTCTGCCCCGTAAGCGCAAAGCTGCCAGCATCTGCCGTTAATGCATAGTCAACAGATGTAACCCCACTATCCGCTAGTGGTGCAGAAGCTAATGGGGAAAAGCCTAACATCTATTACTCCGGTTTAGTGGGCCAAGTCACATTGTTTGGAAAACCAGATTGCTGCGGAACATTGAGCAAATCTGTTCTGTATTGCGTCCATGCTGCACGTTGTGCATCTGTAAGATCATTCCAACGCAAAGCATTACCAGCAATAGGATCAACTTTAGTTTCTAAAAGATAATCTCTTTGGCCTCTTACATTCATTGCTGCTTCTGCATCAAGCTCATCTTGAGTTGGAGAAACATACGCGCTTATATTAGACCCCAAGATAGATTTTATTTCTTCGTTATTAATTGTAGTATCTGTATCATCGTCACGCAGTGTGTATGGTATCCAGCCAAACTCTGGATGATTAATTTCACAATCTATATTTCCATCTGCGTCTATATAAACAGCGTTTCTTGCTTCTGTAATCTCGATTACCATTTCAAGAAATCCTTATCCATAATCCTGTAGTGTTTAGAGGGGCGCTATAATAAACACCCGTGTACCTTGACATAAATGGAGACATTAGCCTCCAAGTACCACTTAAACTTGCACTTGTTGCGTCACTATTACTAAAAGCCGAATCAAAAGGTTCAGCTTGAATGCCATATTGCCCAGCATCGTTGCGGAAGGTTTTTAAAGTGCTACCCGCTTTAGTAGCACCCCCTGTGGCCGATTCATTTTCACCAAGCTCTTCCGCTGCTGTAACATAAGTGCCAACAGCACCATAAGTTGTGCTAACAACATTTCCACTATCAAAATTATCACTGCCGCGAATTACGCTAGTCATTTATTCCACCGTTATATTTGGGATTGGCTGGATTGCTTTTAGCTCATCAGGCGTTGTAGCTGCGTCAATGCTAGATAATGCAGGGGCATCACGCAGTGCTTGCTTGTCAGCTACAATCTGAGTTGTGCTTGCGCTTGTTTCTTGCGCCTTCATAAACGCAGTGTCTAAAGCAGCCAGCGGCTCAACCCTTGCTGCGCGTATCTTATCACGCCAGATATCCTTGGCCTTTGCCATATTAACAGAGATTACATTTGTATCTGTATTGGCTTCCCAGCCGTCACGAAACGTGCGTTCCGCTGGTTTTGTGTAATCAGCAGCGTTGTATTCTGTTGCTCCTATTTTAATAAAAGTTGTCATTTTATTTCCTTTAACTCACGAGAAGATTGCAACATAAAGCATATTACTGTCTGTACTATACCAGATTTCTCTAATTTTACTTGAAGTCATAATTGCATGCTGTGCGCTATGTGTGTTATTCCAAGTAGTTCTAGCCTGAGCTTGATGTGCAGCCGTTATGCTATAAGTTGTATCAGCCATAGCATTGGTCATATTTACTTCTGTTGTATTTGTTGTAATATCCGTAAGAGAGCTAACATTCATACCCCTTCTAATGCTGGGGGTTCCTACATTTGACCAGTTGCAAAACATACGGCACA